GTCAATCTCTGATGCTAGAATGGCATCCAATCCATTTATCACTGTTTCGATATTGCCTGTCCCATCGATTAAGTTGTTTAAATTTAATGTAAATTGTGGTGAATTAATGTAGTTTCGGAAAAAAGTAACACCACTATCTATATCATTAAAATAGTTTTGTAATTGTGTTAAATTAGAATCACCAGCAATTTCAGGAGCTTCTCTTGTCACATATGCTTTTGCTATGTTTCCAAACTTAGCTGGAATGTTTAATACTCTCGCTTCATAATCTTCTTTAGTCACACATCTGTTTTGTGTTGAGAAAAAAGCTTTGGCCTTTTCTTTTATTTCAATCGTATCCTCTTCATCTTTACCACCACGAGCTGGTGTATCATTAGTTACACTTGTTAAAGTAGATGTTCCTAATACAGCTGATACAGTTGGTAAAGTGGTTAAATCACCACTTGGGACATTTGAATTAATTCCACCACCAACACGATAAGTAATTGTTAAAGTTGTATTGTTTGGTGTTTCACCTAATGTTGAATACTCATCACCTAACAATGGGTCGATAGATTGATTTAAATCATTTGTTTGTCCAGGTATTATGATTCCAACTTGTTCCATATCAATAAACCCATCATCAATAGTTTCCCCATCTTTTAGAACTCCATTACCAAACACAAGTGAAGTCGTATTGTCTTGATTTGTTTCACGAGTAAATCTTTTCGGTGATGTGATGTAAGTCAATGAATAAGGTACGGCTTCTACTGATGTATTACCTTGAAAATCAATGTATGCAGATTCTCTATCCACATCATCAGTATAATGAGTTGAAATTGGAACTTTGTCTTGTGCTAAGAAATCAACTTCATACCAATTGTTATTATTCGAATCCACACAAGAAATAATATCAATCACATTAGTATCTGGTATGGTAAGTGTTTTAAATTTTTCAGGTATTCCAACTTGGAATGTAATTGTTTTTTCAGTTGCACTTACGGCTCTTACGGTTCTTGATAATGTATAGGTTGAAGCTAAACCAGTATCAGCAGTTGTTCCAATTGTATTAGTATCATTCTCTTGCTCTATTTTAAAATCAATTGGTTCTAATGTTACAAAGGTTGTGTTTGAATTAGTTGATGAAACTATTTCAATACCTGGGTCAAACACACCAGCATTATCATAATCTACTTTTGATGTATCACCACTATCAACATCAACATTTGATGTAAAGGTTAAATCAACATAAGCTGGAACAATTGGTTTAACTTTATAACCAAACATTTTAGCCATTGTGATTATGTTTCTTCTTTCTTCAGCTAATGGTAATAATAATTCACGATATTGTTGGTCAATATAAAATGACAATACATCACCCACATAAGCGTTCATTTCCAATAACATCATACCAGGTGATGTTTCATTAAAATCACGATAAGTATCTGGAAAATAAGATTTAGCATAATTCATCAATGATTGTTTTAATGCTGAAAAATCTTTATTTAAATAATTTACATTTGATTCTTTAAAATTTTCATTACCATATGTTGGCATTTTTTATCTCCAATTAATATCCACCACCACTAGTTATTGAGGATTCAGGTTCTGATATATCAGATGAAAAATCTAATGTTATTGAATCCAAAGTGTTTGGGTCTTGTTTAATGTTAAAATCTATTTTTACTCTGATTTCATTTACTCCTATGTCCGTAGAGTCGTCTCTACTTAAAACTTGTATGTTTCTTACTTCTACAAAAGGTAACCAAAATTCCATCTTATCCAATATGGCATCTTGTACACCGATTAAATTTTCATTTGTAATGTGTTCAAATAATAATCGCCTTAATCCTATTCCTAAATTTGGTTGGAAAAATCTCTCACCTTCTTCTGTTTGTAATAAATTTCTTATATTGTTTTTTACAGCTTCAATGGTTGTTGAAGTGGTTGCAAAAAATCCATCCAATCCATCACCCCTACGAATCGGTAAATCAATACCAACTTTTACACGAGTATCATTATCTTGAATATATGGTTTTCTTGATGTATCTTTTATAGCCATTAAATTAAGTCCTCAATATCTTCAACTGATAAATGAACAGTTGTGTTTTCTCTTTGACCATCTTCATCCTCTACATCAAAATCTTCAACAGAATCAGGGTCTTCACCTATGTAAACATAACCAATTGATTCTAAACCACCAGCATCTTTTCCCAAATCCAATCCAGCTAATTTAGCACCACCCTCCAATAATGGTGTTATAGCTTTTTCAATTTCACCCTCTAACTTATCTATTATACCACCAAGTCCAAGTGGGTCACCTATTTTTCTCAATGCCTTTAACACAGGTTGATATTCACCTAACAAAGTTTCTAATTCTATGTTTACAGGTTGGTCAGGTGTTTTCAAACTCTCAACCACAACAGGAGCTTTTAATTGAGTTATGGTTAAGTTAGCTTCACTTAATGTTTCAAGAATAGCTCTAGCTGTTTTATCGGCCTCTAAATAAATATAAGAATTAGGGCCTGTATCTACTTCAATAGATTCTTGTGCTGATTCTTGTAAAGCATCTACCTTAGCATCAATTAATTTTTGTCTTAATCCCACTGTTATCTTCCAAGTTTGTTTTTAGATTTTTCTATTGACTTTTCTAATACCTGACTATAATCTTTATTTAAGAACTGACTCATTGGGTCACTTGATGGAACTGGTTGTGTTCCATTCATCATATCACCATAGTTCTTCCCAATAACTTCATTCATTCTATCTGAAGTATATTGTCCACCACCCATTGTTTTCCATTCATCATCTTGAGCTGTTTCATTCAATACATCATTCAATACTGAATTAGATGTAAATGATTTTTTCTCAACTATTTTCTTTTGTGGTTTTGGTTGAGATTCAGTTGGTTTATTTAATTCGGTTATTACCTCTTTAATAGCCATCGCAACTTCTTCTCTAACGATTTGTCTGATTATAGTTTTTATATTTGGTTTTTTCTTTTTCATAATTACCTCTTTAGTTTCCTTCAATGTTATGATAAGCACTTGTAATACTATCAATAAGTGTTGTAATTTCCGTTACTTTAGTTTGTATATCTGGTGTTGGAACTTGAGGTCCAAGACTTGTAGGAATTGTTATTGTTGGTATTAAATTTATAATTTTAGTCAATACCTCTTTCAATGTATCACCCAACACCATTGGTTGCATTTCAAAAGCTCGTTCTCTATTACCAATATTTACATTTGATGATAAAAGATTCAAAGTATCAGCAGACCCAATTGATATATGCCTTCCAGCACCAATGTGTATATCTTTTATTGATGATACAAAAATATCATCAAGTTTAGAATTTAAAGTTATTCTATCCGAATGGAATAAAATTTGATTTGCATTAGTTCCTTCAAAAATTCTCTCACCATTTTCATCAAGTTCACCAGTGTCTACTGAGCCATATTGGTAAATTGTTTCATCAGAGTCAGCACCATTATTTAAATCAGATTGAATATCACCAATTGGATATGTGTTACCTTCAACACTATCAGATGATAATTGAAATGTGATTGGATTACCATCTTCATCAAATAAATTTTTAAAATGTTGTCTTAAAGAACCATTTGATGTTACACTGATTAAACTACCATCACCGATACTCTCTAAGTTATTATCTGGAAATCTTTTGTTTGATATGAATACATATGGATTGTTACTACGACTTCCTATTCTTAAACTATTACCATGTCTACCTTCAATTATTGTATCACCAGTGGTTTCATTAATAGCGTTACCATAATCCAAACCAATTTCTCTTTTTTTAGTTAATCTACTGTAAGATAATTCTTTATTAAAATTAGGACTCTCACCTTTTAAACCTCTTGGACTAACTTGGCCAATATTTTTATTTGTTAAAACTAATTCACGTCTAAATGATGGGTCATCATTCCAAGTTGGACTATTGGCATTTGTATTCAATGGTCCAAGATAATATTTTATTTTACCAATCGTACACAACAATACGGGGTCTCCCTTTGAGGGAACATCATTCATTGTTCTTAACAAAGGATAGTATCTATATTCCTCACCAGCACTAGCTCTTGTCTTATAAACTTTATCAGTATAATGTGGTAAAGCTATGATTGAATTTATAGATTCTGGTCCATTGTATCTTAAACTTTCTTCTGAATGCACTACTTCAACACAATAACCAGCTACAAATTGTAAATAAAAAGGAACAGGATATTCTTTATTTAAAAATCCTTTTACAGTTCTATCAGGTTGTGTTACAAATACTGAACCCATTAGTTAGTCCCCAAATCAATTGTTTTGTTTTTTGTAGCCTCAAGTTTATCACTTTCTCTTTGTAAATCTTCTACTGTATCTTGAAGTGTTCCCATTAATTCCGCTTTTTCTTCATCACTTAATAACATTGATTCATCGGATTCACCCTGTGATTTAGAAATGATTCTTTGTAATACACCAGCAAGTTTTACCAAGTGTTCGTCATTACGAACAGCTGTATCCATATATTCTTTTATAATAGGTGCAACCAATACCACATCATCTATGGTTGTAATGAATCCGTGTATTTCTGATATTAACAAATCTATTTGAACTTTACGTTTTGAAGTATTTTCGTAAATATCTTTTGTTAAGTCTTGAAAGGTTTTCCCCTCAAATATTTCTTTTCCGTCTGACATACAATCTCCTCTGAATGTACTTATTCATATATAAATATTAAATTTGTAAGAAATTGAATGAAATAAAAAACCCACAATGAAGTGGGTTAATTATTTAAAAGAATGAACTTGATGAATTGAAGAGGATTGAACCATTGGTATAGTATTTATCCAATAGTTTTTTATAGTGTTTTTTTAAAGTATTGACAACTGATGTTATATGTGTGGTTTCTACATCAGTCATTTCTCTAATCAAAATGTAAATAGCTTTTTTATTAAAGTTTTCAATATCTTCTCTTTGTTTCATTAAGTCAATAATAGCATATCCGATTCTTAAATCTCTATCTTTTTTAAATATAGTGTTCATATTATTATCAAAGTATTCAACAATTTCTTCTGTTAATGTTGTGTAATCAGATTCTTTAAAACCAGTTGATTTACTTTGTCTATCCAATGCGTCCATATTATCGTGAGATTTTAATTTTTTGTAATTGTTATTATTGTGAAGAATCAAATAATTTTTAGCCACAACTGAAAAATAACTAAATGCTTTTGAACCTTTGGTGTGGTCATATTTGTGCATATTCATTACCATAAAAGCCACTACTTCATGTTTAATATCTTCAAACCCATAATCAAAATAAGTAAATTTAAAAGTATTAATTATATTCTCAGCTAACTTGTCAAATGCTTTATGTATTCTATGTTGATAAATAACATTTCGTTCTTCGTGGTCTGTTGAAGAATTATAATCTATAATTGCGTCTTGAACTTCTTTTCCAAAATATACTTTTCTTTTAGCTTTCTTTTTTGGCATCTTGTGTCTCCTCTTCAAATATCTCATCAAGAGATAATTGTATTTGTTTTAATTGTTCAAAGAAAAAACCAGTCTCATCATCTGATTCATAATGTCCTTTAGAATCAACAAGCTTCATTTTCTCTGTTGAGAATTTAATCACTTGTTGAATTTCTAAAATTAATTCTTCGTATTGTGTTATTCTTCGTAAAGAGTAATACACCAGTGTAGATGTAAAGATACTAATTATAAAAAATAATATTGTTAAAAATATCCACATAATAATCTCCTAATTAAAAAGCTCGTCAAACTTAGCTTTCATATTATCAATTTGTTCTTTTGGAACTTCTTTGAATTTAGTTTCAGCTTCATCTGAATGTTCTTCTTCACCTTGTAACCAAGTTTGTTTTTCACAAATCGTAGATAACCAATCACCGAAGTGAACTATTGAACCAAGAACATGTCTTGTATCTACATAAGATTTAAAATAAGTTTCAGCTGCTGGGTCGAATAAACCATCAGCACATAAAATAGCTTTGTAAACATGTGGATTAACATCAACGTGATATTTAGCTAACAACCATAAAGCTCTATCATGAACTGTCATATAATCTAAATCTTTGTTATGAGTATAATACTCTTTTAGTTTTTTTCTTCTCCAATCATCAGTTTGATATTTGTAATAAGGTTGTGTACCATCGCCAAGTTTACCTAAATCGTGAAACATAGCTGCTAACACAACATCAGAATCTGAATGTATTACTTTAACACCATTCATTTCATATTGTTTCTTAATCATTAGTGAATTTTTAATCACATGTAAAACATGGTCAAGATAACCACCTTTAAAACAATTGTGGTAGTTTGGTCTACCAGATGCTGGTGCAGTTTTATATTCTGTTTCAAAGTCACTATGTAACTTCAAAATATTTTCTTTTTGTTTACCATCAAAATGTTTATCAATGATTGACATTAACTCATTCCAATTGTTATCCATTTGTTCTTGATTTATCATCTTCCTACTTCTCCTAAATATTTTTCTCTAGCCTCTTCCCAAGTCATATTAAACATATCATTGTAAAATAATGTCTCATCTTTTATACGACCTTGTTCTAATAATTTTGTATATCGTTTAATAGCCTTTTTCTTCCACCATCTATTGATATAATCATAATCTTCTA